TGCTTTAGATCCTAGTTCTATTATCTTACAATCTATTAATATCTTATCAAAAGCATCTAAGTTAATAGTTTTTGTAGAAGATAAAGATACCGCCTGTTTACCAAAAAGAAATATTGCATCAGATTTAGAATGTATTATTACTCTATCCGATGATAATATTAATTGATTACTTTTATATGGAAATTTAGGTTTAAATATCATCCTATACTATTTTTATCTTGTGCTTCAGCAGAAGTAAACTCATTTGATATAGGAGGTCTTTGTACTTCTAATATATCTTGAACTTGAGGATTTATTCTAACGCCAAAAGAAGACAGCGGAAAACTATTTATATCTTCTAAAATCACTTCTTGGGTTGATGTCATCCATATAGCAGATCCATCTCTATTTATATCTTCTACTATTGGATCAAATTTACCAACTGCAGGTCTACTCCCTTGACTATTTAATATAATAGTTATAGGATCTCCATTTTCTCCAGATGTAGACCAGGTATTAAAGTTTTTCATTACAGGAACTGTACTACCTAGTCTTATAGATTGGCCAAATCTTCCTTGTATAAAAGTATCACCTTCAAAAGGCATTAAGTCTTTTACTGATTCTTTTTCTTGAAATGTATATCCTAATGGCAGTGATTGATCAGCTACAGCATTTCCTGAATATCCTGGTTGGTTAATAGACTGTTTAAGAAAATCTGCCCACTCTTCCATATTAGGAAAAGCATTATGGTTTGGATTATTCCACATACTATAAGCAGGCATATAGTAATATTCCATTTTTGTAGCTCCATCATTTAATTTTCTTGACGGACCCATAACTATAAAAACTACTTCATTTACAAGAGGAAGTTGTTTTACAAAATACCACATTGGATAAGCTGGCTCTGATACGGCTTTTGATTTTGATGTGGATAGAGGAGAATACAAAAGCTCAAAAGTAATCGCTCCTATGTCTCTAGGACCTTTATATTCAGGCACAGGCTGGCTAAAAGGAGGGTTGGTAGGTCCCAAAATAACAGATTTTACTCTTGCTACTTGAAAATATTGACCTACTGCAGATCCTGCTTTTGGACTAAATTTTTCACCAAATACGTACGACATTATGCGCTAGGTAGTTGTTTTAGATCCTTAACTTTAATATTCGTAACGTCTGCAAACAATTGTTCGATGTCTTTTTCAGTAAGAACACCAGAATCTTCAGAGTCTCCTTTCTTTGCATCAGCCGAAGCCTTTTGAAACAAAGCAAGAAGTTTCATTAATACCTCATCATTCTTTAGGCTTGAGTCCATAAAACCTTTCAAAAGAGGCACAACTACAATAGCATCACCAGGAGTTTCTATCATATCGGCAAGCCTCATGATCTCCTGTTTTATCGTGATGTCTTGGTTCTTATGTTTATTATATACCTCTTCAACTAGGTTGGCAACGGTCTTCCCTTTAAATATTTCCTTATCTAGTTCCATGACTTTTTAGAATAAATATTAATAGTCATTGTTTTCAAGATACTTATCAAGGATTGTTTTATATATAGTTTTTAGTTTTTTTATTACTTTTGTAATAGTGTTTGACTGAGTATCGGTCATTTCTTTTACATATATAAAGACTGCCTTTTTATTAAAAATGTCTATGTTTTCCCTCTTCTTGAAGATCTCCAGAATAGCATCAGCGACCTTTAGCTCCTCAGTTTTGTCAAATAACTCCATAAGGTTGTCATCTACATATTTGATAAAAAGCTCGACCACGTCTAGCTTATCTAGCTCTGGCTCTGGTTCCTTTACTATAATGCTGTTAACAAGGGCGTTATCGTCATATTGTTCACCAATCTCTGCCTTAGATACAAGCTTCTTGTAATTCTTTTGATTGTATATTATCAAATACCTCTTAGCAATAGTGCCAAAATATGAGTACGCTTTACCTTTAGATTGATCATAAAGGTCTAGTTTTTGAAGCAGAAATGATATTACTTCGTACTTAAGGTCCTCGATATTATCTACTTCAGTATAGTAAAACTTAAAAGTGTGGATAATATTCTCTACAAGCTTATAAAACCCATAATGAATATCTTGATTATATATCTTATTCCTTTCAGCAATACTTTTTGAACTTCTATATCTAAGAATAGCCTCCTCTGTTTCAGAGGTAAAGTAGTTATTTTTTACTTTTGGCTTTCTTTTTCTAGGTTCACCTTTCTTTGTAAGCAGCACCGCTTCTTCACTAGCTAATCCATCCTGCATATTAATTATCTATATATTGATTCATTTTGCCTTGCATTTCCTTAACTGATTCCATTAATGCTAAAAATTCTGGATCTGATTGTACCCATATCTTTGAATCAATTTGCTCAGCCGTCTTGTTAATGTCTTTCATACATTCTTTTACTCCATTAATAAAATACTGTTGAGACACTACCATCTGCTCTAACTTTTTATTCTTTTGGAAAAGATTCCAAATAACATATCCTAATATGGTAGATACCCATAATGATACGGAAATAATTGATATTATCATAATTATTTAATTTGATTTTCTACTTTACTAGCCATTAAATCAGCTTGGTGGAGGATGTATACTATGTTAGACTTTAATTCTGTATCTTTATTATATGTCATAAAGTACGACTTGTTTGCCTCTTCATATAATCCGTCATGAAGCTTAATAGCTAAAAATTCATTTTCTGAGACTTCTATACCAACTTTTTGTAAATAGAACAAGCTTCTGTCTGATACCCTCATATGAGTTATATTTGGGTTATACTTGTAGACCATTCCTTGTTTTTCAATATGCCACTGAGAATCATTAGGTAAATACATAGGTTGTTCATTAGTACCTAGTTTACCAAGATCATGATTAATGGCTGAGAATATTAATTCCTCAGTAGTATAGCTTTTAGTTTGTCCAAATCTATCCCAAACCTTTTCAAATACTAAAGCAGCTTCTATTACCCTAATAACATGATCAATATAACCACCAGCAAAACAATTGTGGTGATCAATACGAGTAGACGCAGGAGACATAGCTAAAGTTTCTTCTATTCCTTTATATAGGTCTAGTAACTTGTCTTTTCTATCTCCAGTTATATACTTGTCAATAATAGAATAAAACTTATTTAAATTCTCTAAAATCTGTTCAGGAGTCAATTGTCGCATACCTATTTATTAATAATCTGTTTCTTGTTGGCCATTTATTAAAACTTCGATTTCTTTCATTTTAGCTTCAATCCTTTCAAATTGTTGATTTACTTCATCAAGAGATCTTCCTGTTGCAATCAATGCCTTTTGTCCATTTAAGAAGTTTGATAATTCAAAAATCTTTTTTAAAACTAGTTGTTTGTATTTCATACATTTAATTTACAACAAAATTACGTAATCTATCAAATTATCTATAGAGTGGAATGCTTTTCCTGTTATTATATTATTATAGTTTAGATTTTTACCTATATCGTCATAATTATCGGTAACAAATATAATCTCGTCTATTATTGATTTAGTTCTCATTTTTAATACTATAGGATAATTAGAACACCCTATAATATCTTCTATAGAGTCACAAACTACATTATCGGATCTACAAATTTCATAATCGTAGTGAATATAGTTCTTTCCTAATTCTTTTTTTAATTTTTCACATCGATTACAACCTTCTAGTAATAGCAATTTAATCTTGTTCATGAAATTGATTATCTATTTTTTGCATAATATAATACCACGCTTGTTTTTCATCATTATTCATTGTATCGAATGTCATTGATAAATAAACATATAGCGATTCTAATTGCTCCTCTGTTATTTTACTATCATCTATTTTAATATCTTCTAGGTTCATACAATAGGCTAGTTTAAAGGTATTTGACCTTTATTTAGAGTGTGATTGACTTTGTTTCTTGCTAACAACTTATATTTAAAACCCTTTAGCGGACTAAACCGTCGGATATTGCCGATATTATTTTAAACTTTCTTTGTTAACTATTTTTATATACCTGAAGCATTATACTTAGTCTTAACTCCTGGTAGCCGTAGTGCTTACTCATTCTAAAACTCACTCATGGAATTTAACCAAGCTATGGCATAGAGCCTGAGTATACGGCGTTAATCAGAACTAATATACAACAAATATTTGAAACAGAAAAATTTATTTTAATAAATATTTTTTTATGTCGTTTTTTTGTCTTATATTAGTATAATGGATAAAGAACTATTAGTTTTAGGCTTATTAGAGAATGTCCTAGGTAAAGGAAAGGGTTCTAAAACAACTATGGACTACGCATTTTATTGCCCAGTCTGTAAGCACCACAATCCTAAACTCATAGTGAACATAAAGTCCGGTCAATATAATTGTTGGACTTGCCACCCTGCTACTAAAGGTAAAACTCCTGTATCACTCTTAAAGAAAGTAGATGCTCCAACAGAGAGGATACTTGAGATGAAGAACTACTTTCAAGGAGATAATACCAAGATTGATTCCGTAAAACCAAATAAGGTAACCCTTCCAGAAGAATTTATTTCTTTAGTTAACACAGATAAGTCACTTGAATATAGACATGCCATTGCCTATATAAAGAAAAGAAATATATCTATTCAAGATATACAGAAATATAATATAGGCTATTGTAAAACAGGAAGGTATAGAAATAGGATAGTAGTTCCTTCATATGATAAAGCTGGTAATATTAACTACTTCATAGCAAGATCATTTGAGAATGATCCAGTACGTAAGTATGATGCTCCTAGTTGTAATAAGACAGAACTTATTGGTCTAGAGTACTTTATTAATTGGTCTGTTCCTGTAATATTATGCGAAGGTATATTTGATGCAATTGCTATTCGTAGAAATGTAGTTCCTTTATTTGGAAAGACTATTCCTAAGTCACTCATGTTAAAATTAGTAGAGTCTGAAGTAAAAACTGTATATTTAGCATTAGACAAAGACGCCTTGAAAGAGGCTTTAGATTATTCACAAAATCTTCTCAATCATGGGAAGGAAGTATATTTAATTGAACTAGAAGGGAAAGATCCTTCTGAACTTGGTTTTGAAAACATGACTAAGTTACTACACCATGCGAAGCCGCTATCTTTTAGTGATCTACTTCTCAAGAAAATACAACTAATATGATCGAGCAAAATAAGAACGTCTATCGAGACAAGTTCTTAAAACGTATCGTAGAGACAGATCCTGAACTTAGACAAATTACATTACATGATGCGAGGTACTATCAAAGATCGCCTGGAGTCTTTTATCCGTCTGTTACCACAATTCTCAGCTACTTTCCGAAAGGTTCTTTTTTCGAAACATGGCTTAAAGACACTGGCCATAATGCTGATGTTATTATGCGCCGCGCTGGTGATGAGGGAACTCAAGTCCATACAGCCGTAGAAAAGTTTTTGAGAGGTGAAGAAATCAGATGGATTGAAGCAGATGGCAGGGTTAATTACCATACACACGTTTGGAAAATGATACTTAGCTTCACAGACTTCTGGACAACTTACAAACCAACCCTACTTTTATCAGAAGAGTTTATGTATTCAGATACTCATAAGTACTCTGGTACATTAGACCTTCTTGTAGACATCAATGGAGAGAAGTGGTTATTAGATATTAAAACATCAAACGCAATTCATGAAAGCTATCATTTGCAAATGTCAGCCTACACTAAAGCCTATGAAGAAAAATACCTTCAAAAGGTGGATCGTAACGGTATCATATGGCTTAAATCTTCAAAACGAGGTCCTGACAAAAGTAGCAAAAAAATGCAAGGAGCCGGTTGGGAAATTATTGAAGGCAAAAAGACAGTAGATGAGTATTTTGATATGTTCTTGCATACGTATGAGACATACAAGATCATGCATCCTGAAACAGATATTGAACTACTTACCCTTCCTAATACTGTTAAACTTGTTAATTAATATTTATTAGTAGTATGATTAAGCTACTAGACCTATTATTGGAAGCCGAAGAAGGCAAAAAAGCTATTATAATGGCTGGTGGAGCCGGAGCTGGCAAGTCCACATTTGTAAAACAGATAAGATCAGACCTTCAAAAATCAGGCTGGAAAGAATTAAATGCTGATAAATATGTAGAAGACAAAGAAAGTCCTATGTACAATAATCTAGCAAAGGCATCTAACCAGATTGATAAAGTTGATCTTCCTAGCACCTTAAAGTCTGGGGAGAACTTCTTGTATGATACCACTGCAACTAATGTTCAGAGGATATCTGGGATAAAAGATTCTGGCTATGATACAATGATGATAATGCTATACACCAATCCTATTGTAAGCTTCCTTCGCAACTTTAAAAGAGAAAGGAAAGTTCCTACTGTAGGAGTTCTATCTAGTTGGAATAACACATATAAAAACATTTCTGCATACAAGCAAATGTTTAGAGATCAATTCCACTTAGTTCAAACAGGATTAACTGATGAAGAAGCAAAGATGGTTGATGAGTTTGAAAAGGCTTTTAAGTCTGGTAAGTTAAAAGAGTTCTTTGAAGGGCTTTTGTCTTCTGGACAATTTAAGTCTACATTTAAAAAAGATCCTACTCAGCAAAAGACTCCAGAAGAAATTGCCAAGTCTAAAGAGCTTGTTAATAAGCAAATAGATATATTAGCAGATCAGTTTGATGATATAGAAAAGCAGGTTATGCAACTAAAATCACAAGACCAATCAAGTGTTATTGGTAAAGCAAAATCTTTTATTAAGTAATGATTAACTTTGAAGAATTAGGAAGACAGATAGCTAGAGACATCCTTAACGAGGCATCTCCAGACGTAGGACCTTGTTTTTTACCTGGTAAATTCAAGCCACCACATAAAGGACATTTTGAAGCTGCAAAGTATTTGGCTTCTCAAAATTATATTAATAAGGTGTATGTTATTATATCTAATGTAACTAAGTACGGTATTACTCCTGAAGATTCTCTTTATATATGGCAAGAGTATCTTAAAGCAGAACCTAATCCTAAGATAGATGTATCAATATCTAAAGAGTCTACACCAATAAAAGACATCTTTGTTTTTATATCAGAAAACCCAGATGTTAGTCCTGTTTATGTTGCATCAGGTGAAGAAGAGCAAACAGAGCTTGGATATTTTAATTCTATACAAAAAAGATTTCCTAATAAAATAAGGCCTAAAATTATTCCTGCAAGTTACGGTAGAATATCGGCTACTCAAATGAGAGCCGCTATTAAGACTGGTAACTTTGAAGAGTTTGCTAAGTTTATTCCTGATTCTGCTTATAATAAAGGAGTGGCAAAAGATGTATTCGGAAGATTATTGAAAATATTAAAATGACACCTGAACAAAGGCAAAATATAATTGAAGACTTTATACAGTTTTGTAAAACAAGGCTTGACATAGATCAACTACCAGTAATACAGTTTACTAATGATAAAGACTGGGCTGTTAAAAGACATAGTTTTGGTCAGTATAGTCCTGAAGAAAAAGGCTTAGTAGTATATACTGGTAATAGGAATTTGGCTGATACACTTAGAACTCTAGGGCATGAACTTGTTCATCATAAGCAACATGAGTTAGGTAGAATTAAAAGTCCTAATGACGGCAAGGCGGGGTCACAAATAGAAAATGAAGCAAACTCCATTGCTGGTATATTAATGAGAGACTATGGTAACATGAATGAACTTATTTATGAAGCCCTACTCCCTACTTTAAAGCAAATATACGAAGCTGAAAATCTTGATGGCTTACAGATATTCTGTGATATGGATGGTGTGCTCTGTGACTTTGATGAAAGGTTTGAGCATTTTTATGGTGAAACTCCAAAAGAATATTATGCTGAAAAAGGTACTAAAGCTCTTCAAGATGCAGTAAATAAAGTTGGTGTTGAGTTCTGGAGTAAAATGAATTGGATGCCTGGTGGCCAAGAACTTTGGTCTATCATAGGTAAATACAAGCCTATTATCTTAACTAGTCCTAGTAAGTTTGAATATGCAAAAGAAGGAAAGAAGTTGTGGATACAAAATAATCTTAACCCTCAACCTAAAAGAATATTATTTGCTCAGACAGGAGAAAAGCATGCCATGATGACTGCAGATCCAAAAAACTCTATGTTAATAGATGACTATTGGTCTAATTTGGCACCATGGAAAGCATTAGGAGGTATTGCAATCATGCATAAAGATATAGATAAAACAAAAGATATATTAAGTAAGTTTAGAATAAAATAGTTATGATACCTAAAGAGTCTACGTTAAAAAAAGAGTTTAAGAAAAGTGATGTTCAAAGGATGAGAAATATTATTACCGGTAAATCTGGCGATAAAACTCAAGTCCTAGCAGGTTGGGACAAACATAAAGTTGATCATAAAGAAGGTGATGTTTGGGAAGAAGATGGCCGTACTTGGACAATTAAGAGTGGTATTAAGCAGAACCTTACAAAGCTAGACAGGATAAAGAACTTAGCTATTATACCATTAACTTGCCCGTGCTGTAAGAAGCCAATGAAGATTAATGATGTAAATAAGAAAATGTATTCAATCCACCAGATGTGTTTAAATTGTGTTATAGACATGGAGGCCAAGATAAAACTTGAAGGAAAGTGGGATGAGTATGCTAAGAACATTATGAATGCAAATAAAAATGCTAGTTTAGAAGAGTTTGAACAAGCCGTTGATTCTTGGCTTGAAGATAAAGATACCTTTGTTTCTGAGGCTGGAGACATAGAATCTTGGCAAGGTGGAGACAAGAAAAAGATGTATGAAGAGATTAAGGCTAACTTGGAAAAACTAAAGAAAACTGATATTTATTAGTAAATTTATATAGTATGCCAGCAGCATCTCAACAACAACAAAAGTTAATGGGTATTGTTTCCGCCTTACAAAAAGGAGATATGAAACCATCACAAGCATCAGGAAAAGCAAAAGAAATGGCTAAATCAATGAAGAAAGGAGATGTAAAAGACTTTGCATCGACTAAACATAAAGGTCTTCCTAAGAAGGTTAAAAAGGAAGAAGTTATTGAAAATGCTAAATTTTATGCAGTTCGTAAACCATCAGGAGAGCTTTCTGAAAAAGATATGGTATGCGAATTTAATCCACTTGAAGGCATCCAACCTCTTAATATAGGTATGGAAGATGTTCAAACAGTGACAGCTGATATAACGCAAGCGCAAGAGATTGCAGCAGAAGCATATAAAAAATATATGGAAGAATCTTTTCAACTTGAAGAAAAGAAAGGTAAAGTTGGAGATAAGTTAAAAAAGACTATCGATCACCTTGAAAAGAAGCGTAAAGAGCATCTTGATATGGCTAAAGAAGATCCTAAGAATGCATCTCAATACAAAGAACAGATTGCTAAACTTGCTACACATATTGATGATCTTATGAGCAAGATGGAAAGAATTGAGAAGAGCAAAAAGGATGTTGAGAAAGTAGAAGATAAAAAAGAAGATATTAAAGAATCTAGCTTAAATATAGGTGATAATTTAAAAGTTGGAGATAAATTTGTAAAAAAAGATAATCAAGTATTAACAATTAAAAAAATAGTAGGTGATCAGGTTTACTTAGAATCTAATAAATTTGAAGGAAAATTATGGCAATGGCCTAAAGAAATATTTGATGCAGATGTTAAATCTGGTGAGCTTAGATGGCAACCTAAACAAAAAGAAGACTAATGGAACCATACGCTTTATTTATTGGCACGTTGATGCAAAGCCGTAATCAAGCTCACATCTACCATTTACAAACACCTTCTTTTGCAGCTCACAAAGCTTTACAAGAGTATTACGAAAAGATTGTAGATCTTATTGATGGATTAGTTGAGTCCTATCAAGGTCGTTATGGTATCCTTCGTGGATATACAATGGCTAATCAGATAAAAGAAGATGATAATGCTCTTATGTACTTTGAAGGACTTTCTAAGTTTGTAGAGATGATTAGAACAAAAGTTCCACAAGACTCATATATTCAGAATGAGATTGACAATGTAGTTAATCTTTTAGAATCTACAAAATATAAGCTTAAATTTTTACATTAATGAAAATACAATTGAACGAAACAAAAAGAATACAACAATTAGCTGGAATACTTACAGAAGTTGAAGTAAAAACTAACAAAGCAACAGATTTACAATTCATATTGCGAGACCTAGGAGATGCTTATGGTGAACAAATAGCAGACGATTTAACTAAAGATGAGTTTAAAACTTATACGATAGGACAAGTAATTGATGATTGGAAAAGATTAAAAGGATCTATAAAAGAAGAGACTATAAATGTAGTGGATAGTATTCCTGAATTGCAAAGAAAACTAAAAGACTTAGCAGTTAATTTACCTAAAATAAAAGGTATAGATGTTGCTGAGGTTAAGAATTTAAGTGCTTTATTAGATGCTATAACTGCTAAATTAGGTAAAGGATCTGTTGGAGTTCATCAAAAGGCTGCATTAGACGTTTTTAATAAAAGAACTCAATCATTAAAATAGTGCAAAGTCTTTCTAGAGATCATATTAAGTATGTCTTAGGAATAGATATTTCTTTAAATGAAAGTACTTCTTTTACAGAAGAACAATCTATTCTTATTATAGAAAGACAGTTATTATATGAAAATTTTTTAGATTCTATAAAAAAATATGCAGGAGAAATAAAGGATACTTTT